GAGATGTTATTGAGCACTGGAAGAAATTTCAATTTAGAACGGCAGAAAATATTTTTAATGAAATGTTAGAACAATATAAAAAATATAATATTACTTATTTTAGTTTTAGAAGTAGTTTAGTCAACGGTAATTTAAAAGAATTTCGAAAACTAGTTAAACTTATCACAGAATTTAATGTAGGATTAGATAACAAACAACAAATGGGTTGGGAAGGGTATTTTATTATTAGAAATGAAAAAACACACCCTGCAGAACTGTGGAGAGATATTAAAGGTAGCAATGGCAAATTAGTAATAGGAATAGAAAGCGTAGTACAGCACATACGACATGGCATGGGCAAAAACTTTAGCAACGAAGATGTTGATTATCATCTAGAGATGTCTAAACAGTACAAAGTACCATTAGTTTTATTAATGATCGTTGCGTACCCAACAGAGACACTTGCTGATTTTGAATTTACTAAACAATGGTTTAGGGAAAGAGCGCATTATGCTAACAGCATAGCTTTTGTTAATTTGTCATTTGCTGCTATATTACCAGGAACAGAATTAGATCGACGAGTTGACGAATATGGAATTACAAAAGGAAAATTTCCTAGCATTTGGATTAATCAAAATCTAAATATTACTCCAGGAGATCGTAAAAATTATTTAAGAGAACTTAAAGAAGTATGTACTCAGGCAGGATTTGCCGCATTAACCAATGAACAAACTTTAGAACATACAACCGATGAGCTACACTAATTTAAATATTGAATTACATTTTAATCAATACAACGGATCTATGGCTGTTGAGATTCATACTAATCAAGGATTAGTAACCTCATTGTCTAATCAAACAGGTGTAGTGCAAATCAATCATTCTATGATATTCCCTAATACAGTAAAATTTATACTGACAAATAAAAATCCAAATACAGATACAAAAGTGATAGATGGAAAAATTGTAGCTGATAAAAATGTACAATTAACAAATTTAATAATTGGAAATATACCCGTTGAGTCACATAAATTATTTAATATTTGCAACTATACGTATAGTGATCAGACAACTATAAACCCGTTTTGGGCATTTAATGGTATAGTAACTATAAATTTTGATGTAGACAATTTTATTTTATGGCATCTCAAATTGGATAATAAGTTTAATATATAATGTTTGACTACAATCTAATAGACGAGTATCAAATTGAGGTAACCACTTACTGTAATGCCGCATGTCCCCAATGTCCTCGCAATGTCAATGGCAGCGGTGTTAATCCACATCTCACGCTGGAACACCTTCCTAGGCAGGTAATAGACTCTGCCTTTACAGAGGACCTGTGCAATAGATTAAGACAGGTGTTCTTCTGTGGCAGTTATGGTGATCCTATTATGCATCCTGAGTTTATGAACATACTCCGCGACTTCAGGCGTAAGTGTCCTACGCTTTGGTTGTATATACACACCAATGGTGGAGCACATGACACAGAATACTGGACCGAGATGTCAGAGATCATCGGCGGCTATGGTCAAATAGACTTTAACATTGACGGTCTTGCTGATACCAACCACTTGTATAGACGCAATACAGATTTTAACAAGATCATTGCCAATGCCACTGCATACATTGCCTCTGGTGGACGTGCGGTATGGAACTATATTATATTTGAACACAATCAACATCAAGTTGATCAGGCGCGAGAGTTAAGCACTAAACTTGGGTTCCGCGAATTTAAGTATCGTGCCACTGGTAGATTTTTAAATCATAATACAATGAAAGAGTTTGCAGAATGGCCTGTGCAAAATCGGCAAGGGCAAACAGAGTATGTTATTAAACCCACTGATCTACAGCAATACAAAAACAAAAGTATTGCCATACTGCCTAACTTAAAGAAGCAACACCCGGATATCAAAGAATACTTTGCCAATACAGAAATTTGTTGCGACTCATTAAAGGGCAATAAGGTTGCTATCAATGCCGCAGGACTTGTGCTACCATGCAATATGTTAAATCACAATCTAAGTGATGCCAGGTTCCGCGATCAATCTGTGCTACCGTGCAGTAATGATTTGAGCACCGTTGATGGTAAGAATCAAGTGCAAGAATTTGTCAACCGCTACGGTGCTAACAACTTAAATATACACTATCGTTCGTTGGAACAGGTGTTTGCCAACTCATTCTGGGTAGACCTTGTGAACAGTTGGAAGTATAATACATTTCCCGAGAGGTTGTTTGAGTGCGCATTGACTTGCGGCAAAAAGTTTCAAAAAGTATGGGATCAAACAAAAATGAACAAAACATTCTTAATCACTGGCGGCAATAGAGGCCTGGGGCTACAGTTAACACAGACCTTTGGCGGAACTAGTATTAGCCGTGCTCAAGGTTACGACATTACAAAGCATGCCAAAGAAATTGCAAAAATAAGTTTAGACTTTGATGTGTTCATCAACAATGCATTTGACGGGCCGCCACAAGAAGATTGGGCTAATTTTGCTCAAACACAAGTGTACATGGCTGTTTATGATGCGTGGAAAGCCGCAGGCAAAACTGGACATATCATTAACATTGGCTCAACTGGCAGCAAAAATATTGTTGCCCCAGAACCCAGATTTGAAACTTACAGAGTCAGCAAGGCAGCACTAGAACACGCAAGTCGTCAAGGTTCACAGGCATTCAAGCAAAATCTAGTACCATTCAAAACAATACTAATCACGTTGGATCGATTAGATACCGAACTCAGTCGTAGCCGTCCAAATTGGACTGGTAATGGCATCAATTTAACTGATATTAGCAATTTTATACAATACGCTATCACTGTGAGTCAAAACACAGTGGTAGAAGAGGCAACTTTTTACATTAATTTAGATCACAAGTCATAACTATACAGCAAGGACAAATCGCATTCAACACATGACATGGCTATATCAAAACACCCCAGTAGAGACATTGCCCGAAGAGTGTGTTGGTTTTGTTTACTTGATCACATGTAATCTCACTGGTCGCAAGTACATAGGCAAAAAATTAGCAAAATTCAGTAAAACAACTTACAAGACAGTCAAGCAAAAGAACGGCATCAAAAAGCGGAAAAAGATACGATCAAAGGTCGACTCAGACTGGAGAGAGTACTATGGGTCAAGCCCAGAATTAACCGCAGACGTAATCAAATTAGGCACCGAAAACTTCACCAGAGAAATACTTTACTATTGCAACTCCAAATCGGAATGTAGTTACATCGAAGCAAGAGAACAATTCAGTAGACGAGTATTGGAATCACGAGATTATTACAACGGGCACATCCAGGTTAGGGTGCATGGCAATCATGTGCTAGGCAAGCTATAACAGAGTTGAATTTATGAGCAACATATTTTTTAAAAATTTTTACAACGATGTGAAAGATGCATCTTGGCCAGAGATTGAGAATTATCAGGATTTTTTAAAATTACCTGATTATATCCGCGACGAGTGCGCAAACAGTCATAATTTGAATCAAAGGTTAGAACAACTTGAATCTCAAATGTATTGGCAAATGCTTTTAGCAAAAGTTTACCGCTATGAAAATTTAGCGTTTTTACCTGTTCCAAAATGTGGATCTGTGCATTACACTACTATTTTCCAAGATCAACTTGGTTGGGAAGAGTGTAATTTTTTAGATCTTGCTCCCAGTACTGTATGCTTTGGGTTGTTTGAAGAACCAATTACTAGATATCTCAAGGGTATCACTGAATGGTTGTGGGTTCATATTCTTCCAACTGTTGGAAACGACATTGAGAAAATACCACAAACCTTATTAAAAACAGTAATTGTTGGCGACTTTCACAGCTTACCGTACACTGTATGGTTGGGGCCCTTGCTAGAAAAAATTAATTGTATTCCTATACACCAAACCACCGACGAGCAAACTGCACAACACTTAAACAATTTGTTCAAATCTCAAAATCAAAACATTGAAATACCGTTTACTAACAAAAGATTACACAAGTCAACCGAAACAAAATTAAAACTCTACAATTTAGTCAAACAAGTATTCAACAACTACCTACCAAATAAAGACGCAGAATACAGGTCCCGCGGAGAAGCCACATATTTGTTGTTGTCGCCAGACTTAAAATTTTATCAAAATCTAATCTCTACATTTGATCCAACTTGGCAAACTGTCAAAGTTATTAGTTAACAATCAAATAAAAATCACGACACTGTGTTGAGTGTTTGACTCAACCCCATTGAGGAACGGTGAAATACCCGGTCCAGACTTGGGCGTCAAAGGCAATTGCTAACTTAAGGCAACAAATGGTTTGGGCTCTGTGAAAAAGATACACCCCATGCTCATAGGACTTGGATTTACGTCGGGTCACTAGGGTTCCGTTGATATGTGAAGCTTGAGTAGGGGGTACCGGTCAACCGCCTCCGCGTAGGAAACTACAATCTCATTACCGTAGATGACTGCTGTCACTCAGATGATGCTTTTTTCACCGTGCATACGGTGAATTATGACCACAGTATCTAGATGATACTAAGTCAAGAAACAAAAAACATTGATGAGCGATAGCGAATCAATAGACTTGCGTAGCAAGTCTTGAACACTTAGAAGAAATTAAGTCCAGTCTTTTTTGTTGTCTCTAAATTGTCTTTGATCAAGTTGTTTATGATATCGCGTTCATGCATACTTAATGCCATGGCTTGATCGTAAGTTAGTCCACCTCGCATAAACCAACTTATCTTGACAGCCTCCTGGCGTATGTTTTGACAATCTTTGTCCATGTTTTCGATCAACTTGCTGATCTCTTCTGGACTAGAGGTCAGGAGGCGTTGACGAAAAAACTTGATAGATCCAAAGTAAACGGTTGTGAATACTGGTGACCACATTCCTTACATGTTAATGCCAGTGGTTGTATATCACTTTGTTGTTTGATTGCAATCACGTGATCTCGCAATTGATTGAATATTTTACTCCC